CACGATCCAAAGCACAAGCGTCACAGATACCACAACTATTTTCTCGCAATAAGTCTGCTAGGTAACCCAGTACTTGCTAACACCAGTAACACGGCTGCCCCAAGTGCTTCTGCATCAGGAAGTGTATCAAACTTCGCCACGCAAGTTTTGGGAGGGCCAATGGTAGAAAATTTTTATGGTAATGGTATCAAATGTTCAGGTCCACAAATGAGTCTCAGCCCTTTTGTCACGACAACATTTAACCAGAAAAGACCACAGGATTATATTTATCACACCCCTGTTTACGATACTACAGATGCTAATGACGATAACGTACCAGATAACCCAGGCAACATACTTTACTATCAAGAGAA